CATGCCCTGCGGGGCACCGGATGCAATGACGAGGGGCATGGCTACAATCCTTGAGGGGGTAGGGGAAGGGGTGCCTCGGTAGGCGCTACGGGCTCGGGCTCTACGACCTGAGCGAACGACTCGGGCAGTTGGTAGGTGCGCACGAGCTCGCCGAGCACTTGGGCAGGGTCGGCACCGAGCTGCACGAGGAGAGGCACCAAGCGCTCGAGGGCCTGTTGCTTCGTCAAGTCGCTCATCGGGGTGGTGCCTGCGTCGACTGCCCAGTAGCTGAAGTCGCCGGTGAGGTCGTCGGCCGACAGGATGGTGGGGCCGACCGGGTTGGGCAGCGCAAGGGGCTCGGCATCGTCCCCGAGCACGACCGACAACATGATGTTGTAGGTCTTGGCGATGGACGTGATGACGTGGTCGCGTGTTCTCGCATACCTGCCCACCTCGCTGCTCGTGTAAGCCGAGAGAAGCTGCTGCTCGGTGGCTGTGCTCTTCGTCACCTCGCCCCTCGTGAAGGGTGCGAGCAGGCCTGCCTCGTTGATGTCGTTGCTGACCGTCTGCGCGTAGATGCTGATGTCTGCAGGGATGGGCGCCTGGGGCACCGGCATAATGTTGCCTTCGAGGGGCGCGCCTGGCTGCAAGTCGATTTCGATGAACTCGCCGTCGAGACCCTGCGCTATCTTCGCGGCACCGTCCTCGGAGAGGAACCCTGCCCGCACCATCCACTGCCGAGCCATGCGCCGCACGCCTTGGGCTTGGTAGGTGCGCATCACGTTGAGCTCGCGGAACTGGTCCATGCTGCGACGGATGAGCGAGTAGCCCCGCAGGGGTGTGTCAGGGTCACGCGAGAAGTAGAGCGGAATGATGGGAACGACGGGGCGACCGTTGGCGGTCTTGTAGGGGATGCCCGTTGTCTCGTGCTCTACCTCCGCATCGGGGCGGTCTGCGTCTGCTGCTGCATCGGCATCGAGGGCACCGACCTGCACTTGCACGCCCTCGAAGAGGTGCGCCTTGCCGTCTGCGTAGTCGGGCGACCACACGACGAGCGAGTCACCGAGTAGGTCGTAGACCTCCACGATGCGCACCCACTGCTCTTCCGCTGGGGTCTGCGTAGGGTCTCCCAGCCCGAGAATCTGATCCTTGCCTGCGATGCCAGTGCTCTCAATCCACTTCGAGTACGCGCGAGCTCGCAGCTCTTCGGGTGCCTTGCTGTAGCGCTCCGCAGCCTCGAGCAGTGGCATGAGGTAGACATGTCCGACGTAGCGCTGAGACTCCCAGGAGGTCGCAGTCGCGTCTACGATGACCTCCCAGGGCGAGAGGGCTGCGCAGCTCACTCGCTTGAGCGGGTCTGCCCCCATGGTCGGGGCGAGCTTAACGAAGCCGGCCGGGTAGATGAGCGCCAAGCGGGTGGCGTCTTCGAGCTGCTCGCGGATTGTGAGCAGGTACTGGTTCGCCGTCGCCTCAGCGACTTCTGCGTTGCCGCGCCCCCGGATGTCTGCCTGCACCTCTACGCTCGGGTTCTTGGCGTAGAGGCTCCCGAGGTAGCTCTCAACAACCGCGTAGGCCTTAGGGACTTCGGTGCGAAGGATGCCGTCAAGCGTCGGTGCGGACGTCTCAAAGAAGCGAGTCATGTAGAGCGCGCGCATCTCGCGCAGCTCGTCTCGCCTGCCCTGCCAGTACGTGTCGTGCTGCTGGCAGATTGCCTCGCATTGCTCGGGTGTCAGCATGTAGACCTCAGAAGGGCAAGGTGTGCGACCGGATGCGCCGAGCTCGGCTGCGGCTGATTAGGTCATCAATACGGGTGCGCCCCGATTGTAGCGCGTGAGTGCGCCAAGATGAGGGAATATCGCGCAGGCACCGGTATGCTAACGCCATAGCCATAGCACTGTCATCATGCCCGCCTTTAGGTGCCTCGGGTGCGACCTTGCCCGGTGGGATGGTGAGGCTGCGTAGCTCCATCCACGTCACCCGGTCCATGACCTTCACTATCTGCAGCGACTCGCGCAAGGTGTCGAACGCTTCGAGCTTGCTTTGCAGGGTAGTCACCCATGGCCTGCCCTTCGGGTTGCGCCACTGGTAGCGGTAGCCGCAATGCGTCACCTCGAGAAGGAAGGCGTGTCCGTGGTTGTTCGACTCGGCCAACATGAGTGCATCGTTGTAGCGGCTCGCGACCTGTATGCAGCGATGCGCCCACGCTGCGGGTGTGACTCGGTTGTTGCGCTCGGTGTAGACCGGCTGCATTGTCGAGACCGAGACGACGCACAAGGCCGAGTAGTCACCACCTACGCCTCCCCCGATGTCGACGCCCATCACGTAGCGGTCATGCGGGTGTGGTGCCTCAACCTCTCTTCCGTGCGCCTTGCCGTGTAGCTCGTGCTCGATGACGTGGACGTCTTGCAAAACCTCTTCGCCGTAGTACCCGCCCTCTCGCCCGAGGAAACAATCATCGAGGCAGGCGGGGTACTCACGACGGAACTTGTACGGCCCCAAGGTCGCGAGGTAGCGACGTCGCCAAGCCAACTGCCCGTCTGTGAGCTGGTAGGCCTTGGCAAGCTCGGCCTCGCTCTCCGTCAGCTCGAAGCCCTCGGGCACTGCGTCGCAATACTTCGGTTCTTCGTGCCACCAATGAGTGATGAGGTGCCACCCGTTCTCGGGCGCCCCTGCGATGAGCTGGGAGAACCGGTCACCTGGGTTGTTGGCGGTGCTCTCGGCAATCAGCAGCCCGTCACCTACTGCGCTGAGCGCTTGAGCAAGTAGTTCCTCTTGGTCAGGTGCAAAGGCGAACTCACTCAACAACGCAGCAGCGGGCGAAAAGCTCCGCAGGCCTGTCGAGCTGCGACTGGTGAAGGCTTTGAGGGTTGCCCCGGTGTCTGCGAGGCGCAGCTCTCCCTTCGCTCGGGTGTCGAGCTCGCGGCGAAGGATGCTTGGAGGGTGGTGCATCCATCGGCGATTATCGTCGAGAAGCGCGGTCGCACTCTCTGCCCGTAGTGAGATGAGCGCGAAGAGTGCAGCGGTAGGGGTCTCGGTCCACTGTTGGTGCAGCACCATCTTGCACGCGGTTGTAGCTGCTACCTGTCTCGCCTTAATGACGAGAATGCGCCTATAGCCTCTCTTTACGGCGTTAAAGATCTTGGTCTGCATCGGCAACGGGTCAAAGGGAATCTCCCGCTTAGTGTCTTTGTCCTGCACTCGATGCAGGCGGCAGAAGGTTGCAGGGTCGCTCACTAAGCCTCGCACCTGAGCGTGCAGCGCAGGGGGTACGCCCTTCGGTATGAAGGTCATGGCCTGTCCCCTGCGTCTCGCGGTCCACCTGGCACCGGTTGACGGTAGCGTGCTCTACAGCCCGAGGTGTCTTTTTTGGGTGCGCCGCAGGCGAGACACTCCCCACGACCCTGCTCGGCTCGGATGTGCGCAAGCTGCGCCCATTGTGTGCGTTTCATGTTGTCCTCTCCCTTGCAGTCTACCACTCCCCCACGAGCTTAAGCACGTTCTTGAGCTCTTCGACGTCTGGGGTGTCCGTGGCTGTCGCTGCCCGCACTGCGCTTGCCTCTTTGCTCCACTCCAACACCCGCCAGGCGCTATCGAGCTGCGCCTTGTTTGGTGCCTGCCGCCCCTGCAAGGTGCCCTCGATGCAGGTGATGGCTTCGGGTGCGAGCTTCGCAACCGCTTCAAGAATCTGCTCTGTAGTCATAGGTGCTTTCACGTAGAATCTCCGAGAATGACGTCATAGTGGGCGGGGCAGACCCTGCACTCTTGAGAAACCCCATGGATAGCTCATAGTGCAGGGTGTGGGGGGTTTAGAGTTTTCTCTGGTTTGTTTTTTTCTTGGGTATTTATGGTCGGTCACAAACCGGCAGAAGTACCACACCCTGCACTATACCGAGTATTAGGGCATTTACAAGAGTGCAGGGTTTGCCCGATGCGCTGAGGGCTGTGACACAACTATGACATTGATGGGACTTGTGGGCCAAGTGTCCCAATGGTACAAGTGTCCCACCTGACCCAAGGAGCCCACATGACCCGCACCGACCGCCCCAGCAAAGCCGACCGCGACGGCCTCAACACCCTCGTGCTTCATCGAGACAGCACGGTCACGTTGTGGAGTTGCACCCGTCAGCAGTGGGAGCGGGGCACACCCTCCGACTCCGACCTCTCAGAGTGCAGTCACAGCGACGCTGCCCGCA